ATTCTGGAGCTGGGCGAGGCGGGCGCGACGGGCGCCCTGCGCGGCACGGTGGACGCCTTCACTGAGGGCTTCCGCTTCCTGGCAGAGAACGCTGGCGTGGTTCAGGCCGCCTTCATCGGCCTGTCCTCCGTTATCGTGGCCCAGTACGTTCCGGGCCTCGTTGCAGGCACCAGCGCCACCGTCGCCCAGACGCTCGCGCTCGTGGGCTTCAATACCGCCACCAGCGTCTCGCTCGTCGCGGTGCGCCGCTTCTCGCTGGCGCTGAAGGCGGTGCCGTTCGCGGCCGTCGCCATCGCGCTGGTCGAGATCAACAGCGAGCTGAAGGACTACATCAGCCTTCAGGAGGAGGCGCTGGAGGTCACGGAGCAGGGCGTGGGCTTCGCGCTGACGGACTTCGCCATCGCGAACCAGAAGCTCATCAACGCGCGCCGACAGCTCGCCGTCACCGAGGCCGAGGTTCGCCGCGAGCAGGAGGCCGGTCGCGAGGTCGGCGGAGCGCTCGCCTCGATCTACGAGCGCCAGAAGCAGAAGGTCGCGGAGCTTCAGCGAGCGGTCGACCTGTTCCGGGAGACGCAGTCGTCGACGAACGAGGAGCTTGAGGCGGCCGCCGCCGCGTTCGACTTGCAGGCCAAGTCCGTCGAGGAGCTGATTGCCACCCTCGACGCCGAGAACGAGGTTATGCTGAAAAGGTCTCGGGAGCGCGAGATCCAGCTCCAGCTCATCCAGGAGATTGCGGCCCTGGAGGCCGAGTCCGGCCAGAAGGTGACCGAGGAGCAGCGGAAGCAGATCGAGCTGGCCCTGCGCCGGAACAGGTCCTTCCAGGAGCAGGCCGCCCTGCTCGACGAGATCCGAGGCAAACAGTCCGAGTTCGGACCGCTGGCCGCCGCGCTAAACGAGCTTCGCCGCAAGGGCCTCATCACGGAGCAGCAGTATAACGAGACCTTCGCCGAGCTGAGGGAGAACCTGCTCGGGATCACCACGGCGGAGAAGGATCGCGAAGTCGTCCTTGAAAGGGTGAACGAGCGGCAGCGGGCGGGCTTCCTCGTCACCCAGCAGATCGGCGTCGCGCTCGGCGTGGCGGCCGAACTCGCCGAACGCTATACGAAGACGATCGCGCTGGGCGTCCGCGCCGCGAAGGGGCCCACCGAGTTCTATCGGCAGACGCAGATCGGCCTGAACCTCGCCCTCGAAGAGGGCAGGATCAACGCCGAAGAGTATACGATCGCCACGAACAACCTGACCGTGGCATCCGCCCAGGCGGGGACCAACCTCGGCCAGGGCATCGACGTTGGCCTGGCCCGAGTCCAGAACCAGATCCTCGACACCTCCGGGCTCGTGGAGGACGCGCTGGTAGGCGCCTTCAACAAGGCCGAGGACGCGCTGGTCGACTTCCTCACCACGGGCGAGGCGGACTTCTCCGCCTTCGTGGACTCCGTACTTCAGGACCTCACCAGGCTGCTCGTCCGCCAGGCGCTGAAGGGCGTCCTGGGCTTCGCGGGCATCGAGGGCTTCGCCGATGGCGGCCAGGTCCCTGGGAACCGCCCGATCCTCGTCGGAGAAGAGGGCCCGGAGCTGTTCATTCCGCCGTCTGCTGGTAGAATCGCCAGCAACCCCGAGACGCGCGATCTGCTCTCCCAGGGCGGCGGCGGCGGAGCCGCTTCCGTCAACATCGTGAACGTGCTCGACCCCGAACTCGTGACGGCCGCTCTTAGCAGCAGCGGCGGGGAGCAGATCATTCTGAACGTCATCCGTAACAATGCCTCGACCGTTCGACAGTCGATCTCCTGATGGTCTTCAACTCTGGAACTGGTATCACGACGCACGTCGCGATGCTCGACAAGCTGATCGAGGTGGTGACCTCGCGAAACCTGACCGCCGTAGCCGTGAACGCTGGGGGAACGGGGCACGCCGTCGGCGACATCATCGACATAACCGCAACTGGATCTACCTCCACGGAGGTCGCCAAGCTGGAAGTGACGTCCGTTGCCGGGGGAGTCATCGACGGCATCAGGGTCTACAGGGGCGGAGCGTACACGGTCGATCCTACGACCACGACAGGCAACGCCCAAAGCGCGACAACGGGTAGCGGCACGAGCGCGACGTTCGACCTGACCTTCTCCGCGCCCACCTGGACGCTGAACCGCAGGACGCAGGAGGCGGCCTCCGCCACCATCGGCGCGGGCGGCTCGGGCTACACCGTGAACGACCAGCTCACCGTCGTCCTGAACGACGGCGTCAGTGGAGACGGCTACGTCGCTGCGGTCTTCAACGTCGACAGCGTCAGTGGCGGGGCGGTAACCGCCGTCTCCGTCGTCACGGCCGGGAACTACGAGGAGGTCCCCACGAACGACGTGACCGTGACCGGCGGCACCGGCACGGGCGCGGAACTGACGGTGACCTGGCAGGACGCGACGGCGCAGGAGTCCGTCGCCCTCCTGGAGGGCTCGGGTTCGGGTGGCGCGGACGAGATCCATGTCGGGATCAAGACCTACACCCAGGCGAACGGCTTCGACGACGCGAAAAACTGGGCCATGTTCGGGGCGACGGGCTACACCGCCAGCGTCGCGTTCCAGAACCAGCCCGGCATGGACTCGAACCAGATCGACAGCGACGGGACACTGACCGCGAACGACTACAACGCGGTTATGGTCCTGAAGCCGAACGACTCGGACCCGGATATCGGCTGGTGGATCCACCACAACGGCCGCCGCATCGTGCTCGTCTGTAAGGTCGAGTCCGCCACCACCACATTCTACTTCTCCGCCTACCTGGGCTTCCTCGCCCAGCTCGCGACGCAGACGGCCTATCCGTACCCGCTCGCCGTCATCGGCGGGACAAACGACCAGAACCGGCTCTGGAAGGACTCCACGAACCTGACCGGCGGCATCGTCGAGACGATCAACGCTGCGGCCTCCTCGGACCCTACCGGCCCCGGGTTCCTTCGCCTGGCGGATGGCACCTGGTATCCGTTCGCCGCGGAAAACTCTAGCAGCTCCAGCTCGCGGATCGTGGAAACAGAGTTCGGGGTCTATCCGTTCATCAACCGCCAGGCGCTCAACCTGAACGAGTCGACCGTCTCGGCGGGCTCCGGGGTCGACTGGACGGGAGGCGCGAACGACATCATCCCGGACAACGGCGTGCCCGGCTCCGCGGGCGTGCAGCTCAAGCCCACGCCGGGGTCGGGCGACGACTACTACTGGCTTTTCCCGCCGATCGTCTGCCGCTTCGACAACTCGCTGTTCCCCACCGACTACAACGTCTTTGGAGAACTGGATGGCGTGTTCTTTTTTTCAACCGGCGGAAACTCCGTCGTCTCCGAAGACCGCTTCGTGCTCGGGACGAAGCGCTACACCATCTTTCAGAACGGCAACCGAACCCAGGCGTGGTCCTACTTCGCCATCGACGAGGACTGATCCATGGCATACCAGACCGGCAGCGCCACCGACCTCGGCGACCTCCTCTCCAAACTCGACACCTTCCTGGTCGCCAACGGCTGGACCCAGGACGACTTCGACGACGGCGCCAGCGTCGCGACGGAGGGCTACGCGCAATGGAACAAGAACTCCATGCACATCGGCATGAAGTGGGTCGCCAACTCGCCGAACAACCTGTCTTTGCATCAGGCGCTGGGCAACGCTGGCGCAGTTTTCCCTGGCGCCCATACCGACGACTCGGGCAACGGCTACAACGCGAGCTTCGGCAGCGACGCGCAGCTAGATGACGAGCGGTGCGTGAACGACATCGGCGACGGGCCCTTCGCCAGCTACCATTTCTTCGAGAACGACGCCAGCCCGGCGTACGTCCACGTCGTCGTCCAAATCTCCTCCCAGGTCTACCGGCACTTCGGCTGGGGCGAGATGAACAAGTTCAACGACTGGACCGGCGGCGAGTATTGCTACGGGCACTATGCCACCGAGATCACCGGGGCGGACGCCGTGGAGAACAACGCCACGCTGTTCTGCGACGCGATCTTCGCCAGCACGGGCGTCAGCTCGCGCCGCGCGGCGACCATCCACGCCGAGGGCCTGCCGCACCAGACGGCGGGCGAGAAGTGGCTGACGTGCGTGGGCGGCGCGACTGCGCTCGACGCCTCGAACTGGCTCGACACGGCAGGGAACCAGCAGCGCCACGCCTTCGGCGGGGCGCGCGGCGGGCCCGTGGCCTTCCCCCTCGGGAACAACCGCGCGGACATCGCGTCGGGTCACATTCCCCTGAGCCCCCTGGCGATCTTCACCTGGGACCACTCGAACGACTTCGTCTACTACCTCGGCGAGCTGCCCGACATCCGGCACATCGAGATTTTCAACTTCTCGGCCGAGCAGGAGGTGACGATCGGATCCGACACCTGGGTCATCTTCCCGCAGGTGCGGCGCACCGAAGTCAGCTCGCGCGAGCGGACTTACTACTCCGGCTTCGCATACAAGAAGGTTACGACCTGATGGCGGACTTCGCGGGGCAGGCCACGACCACGTTCGCCACCTACAACCTCGGCGGAAACCAGGGATCCGAAGAAGCGTACACGGGCCACGACGGCACGATCAACTTCTCGGACAACCTGGCCGACGAGGGCGACCCCGGCGTGCTCTCGGCTGGCCCCGGCAAGACCTCCAAAGTGCTGAACGCGGAGCACGCGGGCCTCTTCGGCGACGTGGCGTATCCCGACTGGTTCGAGGACTACCATGTGATTCCCCGCGTGCTGGATCTGGGCAACGTCCTGGGCACCACGACCGCGGCCCTGGTGATTCACTCGGCCTATCGCCGAACGACCGGCTCGTGGACGGGCTTCACGAACAACGCGGGCGCGGGCGTTGAACTGTCGGGCGAGCCCGCGCTGTCGGCGACCATGTACGTCCACGAGGACTACGGCTTCAGCGTCGTGGTGTCCACGAACGGCCCCGCATCGGTCGACTCGACGCTGGACTTCATCTTCGACGGCACCACGACCATCTCGGTGCCGATAACGCTCCAGCGGCTGGTCCTCTTCCCGGTGCGGCCGGAGATCCCCTACCGGGAGACGCTGTCCTTCCTGACGGACATCATCCGCAGCGACGACGGGAGCGAGCAGCGCATCGCCGTTCGGAAGAACCCGCGCCAGCTCTTCGAGTGGAACGTCGCCCTGGACACGGGCACCTTCGACCAGAGCCGCGTGAACACCCTGCTCTTCGACTGGCAGGGCCGGGTATGGGGCGTGCCCATCTGGCACGAGCAGACGAAGCTGACCGCTGCGGCCTCGTCCGGCGTAACCTCCTTCACGGTCGACAGCACCGCGGACGCGGACTACCGCGTCGGCGGGCTCTTCCTGGTCTACACCGACGCCCAGACGTTCGACGTCCTGGAGGTCTCCGCGACCACCGCGACGACCATCACGGCCGCCACCGCCTCGGGCGCCTCGCACGCGGTAAACGCCGTCGTCTGCCCGCTCCGCACTGGCGTCATGGAGTCGAACGTCGCCAGCTCGCGCTATCCGACCCTCGACCAGACGCTGCGGGTCCTGTTCCGCGTGAAGGACAACGAAGCCAACATCGGCGACACGTCGGCCTTCAGCAGCTACAACTCGAAGGTGCTGCTCGACGGGTGCAACGTTATGCGCGGCGCGACGGTGCCGGAGAACTTCATCACGAACCTGGCGATCCTGGACAACAATACCGGCCAGGTCTACCAGAACCCGATCTGGAGCCGCGGCAAGCGCAGCAGCTCGCTCACGCTGTCGGCCCACACCAAGGCCGAGGTCTGGGATACGCGACAGCTCTTCCATGCCCTCCGCGGGCGCCAGGTCTCGTTCTACCTGCCCACCTTCGCGAAGGACCTGCTGCCGGACAATGACCTGACCTCCGGCTCGCCGGACCTGGACATCGTGAACGTGGGCTATGTCGGCTTCACCCAGGACCGCCAGCCGAAGGACCGGCTCTGGATCCGGCTGAACGACGGGACGACCTACACCCGGCGCGTCCTGTCGAGCGCTACCACCAGCGCCACCCGCGAGACGCTGACCCTCGATGCGAACTGGCCGAGCAACATCTCCCAGGCCAGCATCGACCGCATCTCCTTCCTGGAGGAAGTGCGCCTCGACTCCGACGAGATCGAGGTGCTGCACGAGCGCGGGAACCGCGTCGTCTTCTTCTCCGCCCCCACCATAACCACCTTCGACTGATGGCCTTCGACACCTTCGAGGAGGGCCTGGAGACCTCCAGGCCAGCCGAACTATACACCATCACCGTGGGCTCCCAGGTCTACCGCTACACCTCGGCGGAGGACTCGATCACCGACGGCGCGAGCACTTTCACCGCGCTGGAGGGACTGGAGCGCAGCTCCCTGTCCGCGGGCGGGCCCACCGACAACATCGGCGCCATCAGCATCAAGGTCCCCGGAACGAACGCCGTAGCCGCGCAGTACGTCGAGGGCGTCCCCGGCCAGCTCTCCACCGTGGAGATCGACCGCTATCAGCGCGGAGACGGATCGACGGCCCGCATCTTCGAGGGCAAGATCCGCGCGGTGACGTTCACCGACGGCGGGAACACGGCGGAGATCGAGGTGCTGCCGAGCTTCGAGGCGATCTCCCGCGAGATCCCGCGCTTCAAGTTCTCTTCCCTCTGCAACAACGTCCTCTACGACGCCCGCTGCCAGGTCGACGATACCAGCGCGAGCTTCCGCCTGTCCGCCGCGGCCTGTACCGCGGTCAGCGGCCGGACCATCACCGTGACCGGCGCGGACGCGAACGGGGACGGGCACTACACCGGGGGCTTCGTCGAGAACGCCGCGGGCGACGACCGGCGCCTGATCCTCGAGCAGACTGGCACGGTCCTGACGTTGCTGCTCCCGTTCACCG